CAAGGTGTTACAACAGCTGGTAAGCCAAAAAAAGGTGAATCAGCTAAACAAAAAGCAAGACGTAAAAGCTTTAAAGCTAGACACAGAAAAAACATAGCAAAAGGTAAACTAAGTGCAGCTTACTGGGCTAATAAAGTTAAGTGGTAATGAGCAAAGATAAAAAGAAGTTTAAAGATACAACTGTAGGTAAGCTATTGCTAGGGGCGGCTGGTGTAATAAACCCAGCTCTTGGTAATGTTCTTCAAGGCGTTATGTCACCTAAGGAAGCTATAGCTGAAATAACTAAATCAGATGTATCTAACGAAGATAAGATTAAACTACAACAGCTAATATACGAACAGCAAAACAAAGAGATAGAAGCAATAACAACTCGCTGGCAGGCAGATAGTATGTCTGACTCGTGGCTTTCTAAAAACGTACGCCCACTAGTTTTAGTATGGTGTATATGTATATTTTCTTTAGCTGGAATATTAGACAGCGTTGAATCTATACCTTTTAACATAGGTGCAACATGGAACGACACTTTCGAGAAGGTTATGATGGCGGTCGTGTTAGCCTATTTCGGCGGACGCACGACAGAAAAGGCTACAAATGTTTTTAAAAGTAAATAAAGCATATTATAAGTGATTAGTATATAGTAAATTAAATAATAATTAAATCAAATAAAAATGAGTAAAAAAATAGAAGAAAAAGAGTTAGAGCAGTTAAAAGCTCAAGAGTCTGTTAAGGTAAGATTAATATCTGATATAGGCGCTGTAGAAGCACAAAAACACGAACTGCTTCATGCATTTGCAGAAGTAATAAGCAAATCAAAAGAGTTAAACAATACTCTTGAAGAAAAATATGGTAAAATAACTGTAAACCTTGAAGACGGATCTTACGAAGAAATCGTAGAAGAAGAAGTTGAAGAAGATGGCGAAGCTAATTAGAAAAATAAGTATAGGTACAGATTATAAAAATGAAGCAATGCATTACTCCGTAGGTCAACAAGTCTACGGAGGTCATTGTATTTGTGATATATTACACGATCAAAAAGACGGATCTTATAATATATACATAGAAAAAAACAATGAAATAATACCTTGGAAGAAATTTAATTCTAACATGGCTGTTTCAATTGAGTATAATCTAGAGTATTAATGCAAAGCTTATATAACTTTATTATAGAACCTGAAAATAACAGGTATAATAATGAGGTAGATATTAACGGTAAAAAGCTTATTGTTAACACAACTATGGACGATTACAAGTTTGTTAACAGAGTTGGTATAGTTAAATCAATACCTTTAGTTGGTAAAACAAATATAAAAGTTGGTGACAAAGTAATAGTACACCACAATGTTTTTAGAAGGTTTTATGATATAAAAGGTAGAGAAAAAAACAGTAGTTCATATTTTAAAGAAGATATGTATTTTTGTTATTTTGATCAAATATTTTTATACATGCAAAATAACGAGTGGAAAGCTCCTAAAAATTACTGTTTTGTTAAGCCTATAGTTAATAATAAAAAAGATATTATAACGGCTCAAAAAGAAAGAAAACATATTGGTGTATTAAAATATGGTAATAAGTCGTTAGAAGCGTTAGGAATAAACGAAGGAGACTTAATAGGTTTTAACCTTAATAGCGAATATGAGTTTGTTATAGATAATAACAGATTATATCGCATGCAGTCTAAAGATATTACAATTAAATATGAATACAAAGGAGACGAAGTTGAGTATAATCCAAGCTGGGCAAAAGGCTGTGGAGGAACTTATTAAGGTTGCAAAAGAACCTATAGTTGATTCAGATGATGACATATCTGCTGATCGTTTAAAAAATGCAGCAGCTACTAAAAAACTAGCTATATTTGACGCCTTTGAAATACTCACTAGAATACAGCAAGAAGAAGAAATGTTAAACGATAAACCTAAAGAAGTTAAAGAAACTAGAACTTTTAAAGGTTTTGCTGAAGGTAGATCAAAATGAGTTACAAACAAACTCTAGTAAAAACACTAAAAGACTACATAAAGCCTAAAACATTAAATAAAAATAACAGGTATAAGAAGTGGGATTATGGTTATAATGACGAATACGATATGGTTGTTATATCTAAATCAGGTGAAATAGATCAAGTAATTGAAATACAAAATCTTAAAATAGCTTTACCTAAACCTGTTAATATAAAAAAATTTAATTCAAATACTTGGGAGTACACAGAATATCCTAAAGTATTAAAAAGAATAAAATCTGTTTTTGACTGGGAACAATATCCTATAGAATTTAAAGAAGAGTGGTATGATTACATTGATAATGAGTTTACTAGAAGGGAAGAAGGTTTTTGGTTTTATAACAAAGACATTCCTACTTATGTTACTGGTACTCATTACATGTACTTGCAGTGGAGTAAAATTGATGTCGGTCAACCAGACTTCCGTGAATCAAATAGATTATTTTACATATTCTGGGAGGCTTGTAAGGCCGATTATAGATCCTATGGAATGTGTTATCTTAAGAACAGACGTTCTGGGTTTTCCTTTATGGCGTCCGGGGAGTGCGTTAATATGGCAACAATATCAAGCGACTCTAGGTTTGGGATATTATCAAAGTCTGGTCCTGATGCCAAGAAGATGTTTACCGACAAGGTTGTACCGATATCGGTTAATTACCCCTTCTTTTTCAAACCGATTCAGGACGGAATGGATCGCCCAAAGACAGAACTGGCATATAGAGTACCAGCAACGAAATATACGCGTAAAAAACTTGAAAACAACGAGACGCTTAGAGAGCTCGATGGTCTTGACACCACAATCGACTGGAAAAACACAGGCGACAACTCGTATGACGGTGAGAAACTCAAACTCCTCGTCCATGATGAAAGCGGTAAATGGGAACGCCCGACAAACATACTCAATAACTGGAGGGTTACGAAAACCTGTTTACGACTAGGAAGCAGAGTCATAGGAAAATGCATGATGGGTTCAACAAGTAACTCATTAGACAAAGGTGGTGATAATTTTAAAAAACTATACAATGACTCAGATGTCACTCAACGAAATGCGAATGGACAAACTCGCTCTGGATTATATAGCCTGTTCATACCTATGGAGTGGAATTACGAAGGATACATTGATTCTTATGGATTACCTGTCTTCGACACGCCTAAAAAACCAAAACAAGGTCCTCAGGGTGAAATAATTGATTTAGGTGTAATAGAGTATTGGAATAATGAAGTTGAAGGTCTTAAAAAAGATCAAGACGCTTTAAATGAATTTTATAGACAATTTCCACGTACAACTAAGCACGCTTTTAGAGATGAGTCAAAAGAATCTTTATTTAATCTAACTAAAATATACGAGCAAATAGATTTTAATGAAGATCTTAAAAACTCTATAAATATCACTAAGGGTAATTTTATGTGGCAAGACGGTATACAAGACAGTAAAGTTTTGTTTATACCAAATGATAATGGTAGGTTTTTAATAACATGGGTTCCACCAGTTAATATGCAAAATGCAGTAATAACAAAAGGAGGCGTTAAATATCCTTTAAATGAAAGCTTAGGAGCTTTTGGTTGTGATCCTTATGATATATCAGGTACAGTTGATAAAAGAGGCTCAAAAGGATCTTTACACGGTCTTACCAAGTTTTCAATGACGGACACGCCACCTAATCATTTTTTCTTAGAATATATAGCTAGACCTCAAACAGCTGAGATATTTTTTGAAGATGTATTAATGGCATGTGTATTTTATGGAATGCCATTATTAGCAGAAAATAATAAGCCAAGATTATTGTATCATTTTAAAAGAAGAGGCTATAGGGGTTTTTCAATGAATAGGCCTGATAGAAAAAGAAATAAGCTTTCTGTTACTGAAAAAGAATTAGGAGGTATACCTAATTCAAGTGAAGATATAAAACAAGCTCACGCTGCAGCTATTGAGTCTTATATAGAAGATTTTGTAGGTTTAAAAGAAACAGGATATGGTGATGTTTATTTTCAAAGAACATTAGAAGACTGGGCTAAGTTTAATATAAATAATAGAACAAAACACGATGCTTCTATAAGTTCTGGATTAGCGTTAATGGCATGTAACAAGCATCGATATGCTCCAAGTGCGCCTCGTAAGTTACAGTCTGTTGATTTAGGTATAAAAAAATACGATAACAAAGGAGTTACATCAAAAATAATAAATTAAATGGGTATATACACCAATACTAGAAGTGCATTTCCTAGCCAAGTAGTTAGTGATCAAGAAAAAGCTAGCATTGAATATGGTAAGCAAGTAGCACAAGCTATAGAAGGAGAGTGGTTCTCACAAGGTAGAACGACAGGAAATAGGTATATAACTAATTGGAATAATTTTAATCAATTAAGACTTTACGCGAGAGGTGAGCAAAGTGTTCAAAAATATAAAGATGAATTATCTATTAACGGTGATTTGTCTTATCTTAATTTAGATTGGACCCCTGTTCCTATCTTATCTAAGTTTGTAGATATAGTTGTAAATGGTATATCTCAAAAATCTTATGATGTAAAAGCTTATGCTCAAGATCCTGAATCTGTTAGAAAAAGAACTAACTACGCGACTAAGTTATATGAAGATATGATATCTAAAGACTATCTTTTAAACTTAGAGCAAACGCTGGGTATTGACGCATATCAATCTCCGAGTAAAGATATAATACCTGAAACTCCAGAAGATTTAGAACTGCATATGCAATTAAGCTATAAGCAGTCTATAGAAATAGCTCAAGAAGAAGCTATATCTTCTGTAATGGCTCAAAATAAATATGATCTTACTAGAAGAAGGTTAAATATGGATTTAGCGGTTTGTGGCATAGCAGCTGTTAAAACTGATTTTAATACTGCTAATGGAGTTACTATTGATTATGTTGATCCAGCTTATATGGTTTATTCTTATACTGAAGACCCAAACTTTGAAGATATATACTATGTAGGGGAAGTTAAATCTTTAACAATACCAGAGTTAAAAAAAGAATTTCCAGGTATACCTGAAGATGAATTAAAAATTATTCAAAACACACCAGGTAATAAATCATATATAACTGGCTACGGTAACTATGATAACAATACTGTTCAAATTCTTTATTTTGATTACAAAACATATCACAATCAAGTTTTTAAAATAAAACAAACTGATCAAGGCTTGTTGAAAGCTATTGAAAAGCCTGATACATTTAATCCACCGGAAAATGATAATTTTGAAAGAGTATCAAGATCAATAGAAGTTTTATATAGTGGAGCTAAGGTTTTAGGAACTAATATAATGCTTGACTGGAAATTGTGTGAAAACATGACTAGACCTTATGCTGACACAACTAAGGTTAAAATGAATTATGCTATTTGCGCGCCTAGAATATACAAAGGTAGAATAGAATCTTTAGTAAGTAGATGTACTGGTTTCGCTGATATGATACAATTAACTCATTTAAAATTACAACAGGTAATATCTCGCATGGTTCCAGATGGTGTATACTTAGACATGGACGGACTTGCTGAAGTAGACCTTGGTAATGGCACTAATTATAATCCAGCAGAGGCATTAAACATGTATTTTCAAACTGGTTCCGTTGTAGGTAGATCACTTACTCAAGACGGCGAAATGAATGCTGGTAAAGTTCCAGTTCAAGAATTACAAAGCGGAAGTGGCAATGCTAAAATAGCAAGTTTAATTCAAACGTATCAATATTACCTACAAATGATACGTGATGTAACAGGACTTAACGAAGCTAGAGATGGTAGTTTACCTGATAGAAATACATTAGTTGGATTACAAAAACTAGCCGCTAACGCGTCTAATACAGCCACTAAACATATATTGCAGTCTAGTTTATATTTAACTCTTAGAATATCAGAAAACGTGGCTCTTAGAGTAGCAGACGCATTAGAGTTTCCTCTTACTAAAAATTCTTTACAAAACTCTATATCAACTTACAATATAAAAACATTAGAAGAGATAGTTAATTTAAATCTTCATGATTTTGGTATATTTTTAGAATTAGAACCCGACGAAGAAGAGCAAGCTCAGTTAGAGCAAAACATACAAGCTGCTATACAACAAGGCGGTATTAACCTTGAAGATGCTATAGATCTTAGACAAATTAAAAATCTTAAACTTGCTAATCAAATGCTCAAGGTTAAACGTAAAGCCAAGCAGAAGCAAGATATGGAAATCCAGCAGTCTAATATACAAGCTCAAGCAGACGCTCAAGCTTCAACTGCTGAAAAAACAGCTATGGCTGAAGTTCAAAAACAAGAGGCTATTACTGGAAGCAAAGTTCAATTTGAACAATCTAAAAATCAAATGGAAATTGAACGTATGCAAGTGCAAAACGAACTTGAAATGCAAAAAATGCAAAGAAGATTTGAGTTTGATATGCAATTAAAGCAAATGGACATGCAGGCTGTTGGAGCAAAAGAAAAAATGATAGAAGACAGAAAAGACAAGCGTATTAAAATGGAGGGTACGCAACAAAGTGAAATGATAACACAAAGAAACGTCGATGGACCTCCAATAGATTTTGAACAAGATGTAGACGTAGATATGAATGCGTTTGCTTAATTTTTATTTAATTATTTAATTATATTATATTATGTCAGAAGTAAAAACAAATGAACCTGTTAAACAGGAAGGTGACTTTAAAATAAAAAAGAAAACACCTAAAAAATTAACTGAAACTAAGAATAATGTTACTAAGGTAAACATAAATCCAAAAGAACCTTTAGTTGAATTGGAGCCTGAAGTTAAAAAAGTAATAATTCCAAAACAAGAAGACAAAGATGCCATTCAAATCGGAGAAACAAAGGAGGTATCTGTGGA